ACCCCCGTGCCAGGATCAGGGGATCACTTTAAATACATCTAGACCGTTCATTTAAACGACACGTGGACGCTCAAGATTAATTCTTGAGTGGGAATCAATTATTGGACTTTCTCTTTCTTACTTTAAGGAAAGCAAACTGCTTTCCCCGACATTACTTTCCATGAATCCGCGTTAAATGCTTTTGATTCTTTGCTTCGGGACGAAGCAAAGTATTTAATTGCCTATAAATAGGCTTCGTCATTATGTATTGTTCATTATCAAATGGCGCCGTTTGCTCAGTGGGCTGTGAAGAAGAGAAGAACACCACGTGGTGGTGCACGGCGCTATTCCAAAGCTGTGGCTCCGACCACCAAGGTTGCGTTTCATCAAAGCACAGTTCTGAACAAGGAGGATATCGTTGGTTTTGAAATAAAACCTCCGGATATCACCAGATACAAAATACGTAGAGTAGTATTATTTTGTACGTTTAGGATGCCTCCAGGAGAGTTGTTAAATTATTTAATTGTGAAAACCAATTCACCCCTGTTGAATTGGGGGGCTGTGTTTACCGCTCCAGGGTTAATGGTGAAAGAGCAGTTTCAGGATATGGTAACTATAGTTACCGGTGGTAAGTTAGAAGGTTCAGGTGTAGCTGGGAGTACATCGCTGAAGGCGATGAGGAAGGTTGTTAATTTAGGTGCTGGTGTTGCTCAAACCCAGCACATGTATGTTGTATTTTTTAGCAGTGACAGTATGAAGGCCATATTAGAAGGAAGGGTATATGTGGCAATATAATTGTATTAATGTGTTTGAAGAAAATATCAAACACTCATTGAAATAAAATCATTTCCCTGCTATTATTTTTAAATACATCGCGTAGCGATATTCTTTGGGCCGTAAGGCCCAATAAGGACTTATGTCCAATTATAATTTTGTTATTGGGATCAAATAGTGTCATTTGGCACTATTTGATCCCGGGACAGCCTGGCACGGGGCTTAGTATT